GGCTTTCCTTGGCTGTGAGGAGGTTGGTGAGGTTTCCGACCGCCACCTTGTCGAGCGGGAGGCTGACTGTAAGGCCGGTGGCTTCATCGTCGCTTTCGACCTCTTCGGTATCCTCCGGTGTGAACCCATCCGCGATCAGGCTGTGGATGATGCGCTCCAGCTTGTCTGCGTCCTCGCAGGTTACGCCGCCTTCCTTGTCGACCGTGATGTCGCCGATCTCATAAGCGCAGGTCGGCATACGCATGTAGACTGCTTTGTCGCCGGTGAGTTTTTCAATGGCCGCGACCAATGCTTTTCTGTCGTTTCCGGTTACGTTGTAATTTGCTTTCATGAGTGTGTTCCTCCTTTGTGAAATTAAGGTTTTAGGCTGTGCCTTTCGGCATGTATATACATCACTCTGAAAGCCTTATTTATCAAGCGATTTCCTACATTTTCCGAGGTAGAAAATCGCCGAAGAATCCGGGCAGAAATTGTGTACTATACACCCGCCGTTGGAGAGGTCTCGACTTCCCTTGCCAGAGCGGAATAGAGAAGCTTTTCTCCGTTTCTTATTACATACACATTTTCTTCATCGCCGGTATCCTCCACGTAACGACGAAGGATGACAGAGGCGTATTTCGGATCGAGCTCCATCATGTAGCAGACACGGTTCAGTTGCTCGCAGGCCATTAGTGTGGAACCGGAGCCGCCGAAGGTATCAATAACTACAGAATTCTCCTGAGAGGAATTCTGGATGGGATAGCCCAGAAGGTCGAGTGGCTTTGAGGTCGGGTGATCCTTATTGCGCTTTGGTTTATCGTAGTTCCAGATGGTGGTCTGCTTGCGGTCGGAATACCACGGGTGCTTTCCGTTTTGCAAAAAACCATAGAGCACAGGTTCATGCTGCCATTGATAATCGGAGCGCCCAAGCACAAGGCTGTTCTTTACCCAGATGCATACACCAGCGAGATGGAAACCTGCGTCGATGAATGCTTTTCTGAAAGTGAGCCCTTCGGTATCTGCATGGAAGCAGTAAGCGGCTCCGCCTTTTTCGAGATGGTCAGCCATGTTCTTAAAAGCAGCCAGCAGGAAATTATAAAATTCCTTGCCCTTGAGAGAGTCGTTTTGGATCGTAAGGCCGTCTGAGGCTTTAAAGGATACGCCGTAGGGTGGATCGGTTAGAACGAGGTTTGCTTTCTTCCCGTCCATGAGCATCTCCACATCTTCTGGCGAGGTGGCATCGCCACACATGACTTTATGCTTGCCGACCGTCCAGATGTCGCCGGGCTCTACGAAGGAAGCCTTCTCAAGGGCAGCGGTGAGGTCAAAATCATCATCGGCGATGTCCTTTTCGCTTCCGGTGCCGAGCAGTTTATCCAGCTCACCGGCATCAAAGCCGAGGAGAGATAGGTCAAAGGACTGATCCTGCAGGTCAGATAATTCGACCGACAGCATTTCCTCATCCCAGCCTGCGTTAAGCGCCAGCTGATTGTCCGCAAGGATATAGGCACGTTTTTGTGCTTCCGTCAGGTTCTCGGCAAAGACGCAGGGCACGGTTTCATATCCTTCCTCGCGGGCAGCCGTAATGCGACCGTGGCCGACGAGGATGTTATAATCTGCATCAATGACAGCAGGACTCACAAAGCCGAACTCCCTGAGAGAAGCCCGGAGCTGTGCGATCTGCTCCTTGCTATGTGTCCGGGCATTCCGGGCGTAGGGCACCAGTTTATCAATAGGTACCTGCTCTAATTTCTGTGTGTTCATTTACATATTCCTCCTGCTTCGAAGCAGCTGCTCCATCACGCTGTCCTGCGGGCTACCCTCAAATGGCTCGGTGCAGTTTTGCTTCACAATGTCGTAAATCTCATACCAGAGCAGGTTGGCCTGCTTCTGAAAATTCATCAAAAGCTGTGTGAATGGGCTCGCAATTGCAGCGCCGGTGGTCGGGTGCTTTCCGAGCATGCCGTATTTGCTGACAGCTTCGGAGCACTGGATATACCGGGCAAAGGCCTCAGAGTAGCTTTCAAGCAGGCGCTTGTTTACCAGCCTCTCGCAGCCGCGCTCCTTGAGCCACAGCCATGTTTCCTTATAGATTTCATCTGCACCGAGGGGCTTACCGTCCTTCTGAAGAGCAGAGAGGTAATCATCCGGGCTTGGCATATCCATGCCTTCCAGCTCCACGCCGTCACCGATATCGTCAACATCGAAGTCGGTCATGTCGTCAGTGAAGTCCGGCAGCTCCATACGCTTTGCAGGTGCGCCTTTCATAATTTTGTCGGCGAGGGCGTCCGGCTTGGAGCCAGCTTTGACACGCCGCCCGCCGCGATAGGTTCCGTCTTTCGCCATGTCGATCACTTCCATTTCTGTGGTGCAGGGTTTAATACCCTGTTTGAATTGCAATTTTTGCGTAAAAGACCCCGCGCCGTTTTCCGGGGAAAAGGGTCGTAGAGATTTTGACCGCCCTACCGGTCGCCGCGCTCGCGGTGAATCTTCTCGTGACACGAACGACAAAGACTCATAAGGTTGGACTCGTCATTCGATCCTCCGTCAGCAAGCGGCACGATGTGGTGGACTTCCTCGACCGCGACGTAGCGTCCTTCCTTTAAGCACTGCTCACAAAGCGGGTGCTTGTGAACGTAGCGGTCACGGATTCGTTTCCAAGCTCTGCCGTAGCGTTTGCCGGGAGAGTAGCCGCGCTGGAACTTCTCGTAGTGCTGTTCCATAACCTTGGCATGCTCCTCACAATAAACGCCGTCCGTCAGGTGTGGGCATCCGGGATAACGGCACGGTCGTTGTGGTTTTCTTGGCATAAGCCGTGCCTCCTTTCAGGGCATAAAGAAAGCCCTGCAGGATAATCCCGCAAGGCTCGTGTGCTGCGCGTGCAGCTGTATCTTTATTCTTTTCGCTGATTATATACTATCATAAAGGGCGGGTGGACATCTTAGGACAAAGCAGGACATTTCGGGCGCATTTCAAATGATAATCGGATTATCCGGAAGCGTCACATGAAGGAGTGCCTTGCCATGCCAGCGGCGAATGGTACGGGCATCTGCACAGAGCTCCATTCCGATCTGCTCCCACGTATAGTTGTGGATGTACCGGTACTTGAGTACCATGCGCTCGTCGGTATCAGGAACTGCCTCAATGACCTCTCGTATCTGTTTCTTAAGGTCTGATAGCATTTCCAGCTCACCGGCGATTTTCTTTTCCAGTGTCCACAGCTTCTCAAGTGTCCGGACAAATGGTGCTTCGGTATTACGCGATGCCTGCACGCGGTCTTTATCATATTGGATAGCCGACACGCTGCCTGCCATCTCACGCAGGTTTTGTGCTTCCATCGTGTCGGACTTGATTCTCTGATCAAGGCGGTAGGCCTGATGGAGATATTCTTTTACTGTCATAAGGGCTTCGCCTCCTCTCGTAGTTTTTGTATGAGATACTCGCCGTCTACACTTGTTAAGGTCTTGTACCAGCCGGAGCGGAAGAACCGTTCACACTCCATTGCATCCGACATGGCAGCTTGATTACCGGGTTTCTTTTTCAGGCGCTTCAAGGCGTCCCGGTAATCCTTTACTGCCTGCAGCACGATGGCATTGGCGAGATTTTCGTAGGGATCGGTCATCACACCACCTCAAGGTCAGCCTTGACCGCGTCAATCAGTGCGGTCTGCGTCATTTCCTTCTTGGATAGCGCCTTTATGATCCTTTCGTCGATGGTACCCTCGGTGATGATGTGTTGGATCACCACAG